AGCGGCATGGAAATCACGGCCAACGACTATTGCAGCAAAGCGGAGAAGAGAAGGTGTAAGTATGACAGGTGATCTGATTTCCCGGAGTGCGATGTTGGATGCTTTTGGAAGAATCGCTTCTTACAACGGACACGAAGAGTGGCTGTGGGAGCTGGCCGATGAACTTGCCGCCGCAGATGATTTTGTTTCGTGCCCTATTCCCACAGATGAGTGGATGACAGACAAACACGCTTTGTGGATGATGTTGGTTTCTGCTTTTGGAAATTGGGGGACATCGATCCGGAGCGGCTGGATAGAGAAAACAAAAGAGGCGGCGGAGTTCATAAACGATGCAACCGCTCGATATTACGGAGTGGAGGGATGACGATGGAAGCGATCATTAAAAATATTGTCGGTGATATGATCGCCAACATGGAAAATGAGTGCGTGAAGGTCTGCCAAAGCTACGGTTTTGATGTAGACAAGGAACGGCTGACACAGGCACTGACCGATGCCCGGAGGTTCTATGACGAAGGGTATCGGGATGGCAAGGCTGCTGCGAGGGCTGAGATCGTGCGGTGTAAGGACTGCAAGCACTATTTGGACTGGGGCGATGGTGATATTACTTGCCGTTTGTGGACAGACGAATGGGAGGCAGCAATCACCTCGGATGCTTTTTGCAGTTGGGGAGAACGGAGGGGTGACGATGCGACTGATTGATGCGGATGCGCTGTGCGAAAAGGCAAACGGTCTTAACTGGAAAGAGCGGAGTGTTATACAACACGCTTTGCGGGTAAGCCCCACCATCGAAGCCGAGCCTGTGCGGCATGGGCGGTGGGTAGACAAAATGGTGCGTGATTGGCATTGTTCAGAGTGCGGAAAGAAAGCCAGTTTTGACGGCTACTGCTACGATGACAAGCCGAATTACTGTCCGAATTGTGGGGCAAAAATGGATTTGGAGGTGTAGGTGATGGCAAGTTGGATCAATCGCGGAGAAAGCGTGTTCTTTCAGTTTCGGAACGGAAAGAGCGTTCTTAATTCTCAATGTAAGCCAAGAATGTTCAAAACCGCCGAAAAAGCAACGCTGGGGTTGAACTATGTAGATACGGATGACATTGTTGAATATACCGAACAGAAGCATGGGCGGTGGGTTGAAAAGGTAGGACGGGCCAAGTGTTCTGTTTGCGGTGATGAATGTTGGGCAGATAGCGTTATGGAATATAACTACTGCTCCAACTGCGGAGCGAAGATGGATGGAGGTGCTGACGAATGCTGATTTGCATCTTGCCTGTCGATGACATTTGGAGCTGCCCTGCGTTAGGCTCCGGTTGTGATTGCTTTCCGTGGTGCGAACATCTGAGAGAGGATGGTGTAGATGACCCGGAAGGATAAGCTGCTGGAGGCCAGAGCGGCCATCAGCGAGGGAATGGAGCGGACGGCAGTACACCGAGACATCTGGCAGAATGAGCTGATCTGGTGGCTGTGCAAGGCTGTGCTGCTGCTGATCGAGGAGGTTCTGGACTTAAAGGACCTGAAAACCCAGGTCCGGCAAATCCGGGACCGGCTGTGAGATCGAGAAGGAGCTGAAGAAATGATCAAGACCTTGTACTGGGCGGCGACGTCCTGCTTCCTGTTCGCCGTCAGCAAGTATCTGAGGGAGTACAGCAAGCCGGCGGAAGTCGTGGTGAAGGAAGTCCAGGTGGAGAAGGACCACGTCAGATGCATCCAATGCCTCCACGGCACCCGGGACAAGGGTGAGCCGGGCAAGGTGTACTGCATGAGGATGGGCTGCAACATGATGCCGAAGGCCTACTGCTCGATGGGAGAGTTGAACCGAGTGCAAGCGGTCCGCGACAAGGTAAAGGCCGCAGAAGCATTACAGGAAAAGGCCGCCACAATCGAGGACCGGATACGGGAACTTGAGATGCTGTACACGGAGTCGATGCTTGAGGAAATCCGCGGAAGGTACAGCAACACGTCAAATAATGTTTGGAGGTTTTGATATGGCTAAGACTAAGAAGGAAATGCGGAAGATGATGGGCAACTATGCGGACACCATCCTCCGGTACAAGAAGCGCAACAAAGACCAGGAGGTGCGGCTGCAGGCATGGCAGGAGGTCAATCAGATCAACCAGGCGCTGGTGGCTGCCATCCTGATGCTGTACGGCGCGACGGAAAAGGACAAGGCGGTGGATGTCAAGCGCACCACCATCACCAATATGCTGCAGGGCTATGATGTGATCGCCTATCCCACGGAGGATGGCACGGGCACCAAGCTGTGGCTGCAGAAGAAGGAAGAGGCTGGGGATGCGGTTCAGTAACTGGACGCTCGACGCATTGATCGAGTATCTGATCAGCATGAAAAGCGCACCCAGCGAAAGACTTGATTGTCACTGCGTTACAAGGGTTCGTGGTGAGATCTTTGTTGAAAACGGAGAGCGGAAGGATGGAAAACCCATCTTGACCGTAGATGACCTGGTCGGGGAGTAATCCCCGGCCTTTTTTTCATGAACTTTTGGGAACTTTTCGTAGGCCAAAAAGTATGGTCAAAGTCGCAAAAATATGGTAATGTACCGCGTTCAAACAAATGTTCGATGAAAGGAGGCAGGGCACATGGCAGATGCACCTGGTAACAGAGACAAATCAGGACGCTTCGTTAAGGGTCAGAGTGGTAACCCCAACGGCAGACCCAAGAAGCCGGTAGAGCTGGAGAAGTACGCCAAAGAGGCACCCCAGAGGCTGCGTGAGATCGCAGATGACCCTGCCACACCTGTGAAGGTAAGAGCGGATATCGAGAAGTTCTTCTTCGAGGCTATCTATGGCAAGGCATCGCAGGCTGTGGATCTGAGCGGCGATGTGAACATGAAACCTGTTGTTTTCTCGGGAGATGATGACATTGCAGAATGATGATCTGCGAGTCTATCTCCCTGACCTGATCGGCAAGGGCTACGGCGACTTCTGGCGCTTTCGCGGGCGCTACCGAGTATGCAAGGGCAGCCGAGCCAGCAAGAAGAGCAAAACGACAGCGCTGTGGTACATCTACCACATGATGAAATACCCAGAGGCCAATATGGTGGTGGTGCGTAAGACATTCGCTACCATCCGTGACAGCTGCTTTGCCGACCTCAAGTGGGCAGCGCAGCGGCTGAAGGTATATCACCTGTGGGACTTCACCACAAGCCCGCTGTACGCCAAATACAAGCCGACCGGTCAGCTCATCTACTTCCGCGGTCTGGATGACCCCATGAAGATCACCTCTATCGCAGTGCCCAGCGGCTATCTGTGCTGGCTCTGGATCGAGGAGGCCTTCGAGGTAGACAACGAGGCTGACTTCGATATGTTGGACGAGTCCATCCGAGGCGAGATCCCGCCGGAGACTGGACTGTGGAAACAGGTCACGCTGACCTTTAACCCCTGGCTGCAGAGCCACTGGATCAAGAAGCGGTTCTTCGATGCTCCGCCTAACGACAACATCCTGGCGAAGACCACAAACTATCTGTGCAACGAGTGGCTGGACAAGGCTGACCGGCAGAAGTTTGAGGACATGAAGGAACGCAACCCCACCCGATACCGCGTAGCCGGCCTGGGTGAATGGGGCATTGAGGGCGGCGCTGTGTTCGAGGAGTTCCGCGACGATCCTGAGCATTACGATGACCGGGAGTGGACACACGTCATCACTCCCTTTGACCCGCCGAAGCAGTGGCCGATCTGGCGCAGCTTCGACTTTGGCTATTCTAAGCCGTTTTCCTGCGCCTGGTGGACTGTCGATTATGACGGCAGGCTTTACCGCATCCTGGAGCTTTATGGCTGCGTACAGGGCGAGGAAGACGTGGGTGTGAAGTGGACGCCGGACGAGATCTTCAAGGAGATCAAGAGGATCGAGAGCGAACACCACTGGCTGAAGGGCAAGCGCATCAGCGGTGTGGCTGACCCGGCTATCTGGGACAAGAGCCACGGCGTATCCATCGCAGAAACGGCGGAAAAGCATGGCGTGTACTTTGACCCAGGCGATCACAAGCGCCTGCCGGGCCTCATGCAGGTCCACTACAGACTCCAATTCGATGAGAACGGTCTGCCGATGATGTACTTCTTCAGCAACTGCAAGGGCATCATCCGAACGCTGCCCACACTGCTGTATGACGAGAACAGGCCGGAAGACGTTGCGACCAAGATGGAAGATCACTGCTACGACGAGTGTCGCTACCTCTGCATGGCCAACCCGATGGAGCCTGTAAAGGTCAAGGAGCGCAAGCCGGCGGTCTATAACCCGCTGGACGATGACGAGGAGATCAAGCGCGATCAGTACGCGTTCTTCCGCAGATATTAATTTACTCATGTGATCAAATTGAACCGGAAAATGATCAAGTTAGGAGGGTGATATATGCCCGATATGAATACCCCAAACGCCAAGGGAAAGACCATCATGGACTACATCCCTCTGGCGATGCAGAAGCTGGGGCTGAATGCTCCCGGCGTCCAGGAGGAGCCTGTGAGCGCCGGTGCACTGCCCGAACCTATGACCCAGGCCATCGACAAGAAGGCCATCGCAGATGCCACTGCCACCTTGAAGAAGTACAAGGAAGGCAAGAGCAACCTGGAGAGCCGGATCGTTGAGGAAGAACGCTGGTGGAAGCTGCGCCACTGGGAAGTCATCCGTGGCAAGCAGGCAGACGCCGGCACCCGGCCTGAGCCTACCTCCGCCTGGTTGTTTAACTCGCTGAGCCACAAGCACGCCGATGTCATGGACAACTACCCCGAACCCAACGTGCTGCCCCGTGAGCAGTCCGACGAGATGGATGCAAAGGTGCTGTCCTCTGTCATCCCGGTGGTGTTTGAGCGCAACAACTACGAAGAGACCTACAGCGATGCTGCCTGGTACAAGCTGAAGCACGGCTTCGTTCCCAAGGGCGTCTTCTGGGACAAGGAGCTGGAGGACGGCATGGGCGATGTGTCGCTGAAGTTCGTAGATGCACTCAACCTCTTCTGGGAACCCGGCATCACCGATCTGCAGGCCAGCCGCAACCTGTTCAACGTCTCTCTGGTGGACAACGATCTGCTGGAGCAGCAGTACCCCGATCTGAAGGGCAAGCTGGACGGCCAGGTGATCGACGTCAAGCAGTACGTCTACGACGACAACGTGGATGTCAGCGAGAAGAGTGTGGTGGTGGACTGGTACTACAAGCGGCGCACACCGGAGGGCAAGAACATCCTGCACCTGTGCAAGTTTGTGGGCAACGAGGTCCTGTTCGCCAGTGAGGGCAACCCTCAGTACCCCAACGGCTTCTATGATCACGGCGAGTACCCCTTCGTATTCGACGTGCTGTATCCCGAAGAGGGCACGCCTGTTGGCTTTGGTCTGATCGCCATCATGAAGGACCCGCAGATGTACATCGACAAGCTGTCCCAGGCCATCCTGGAGAACACTGTCATGTCTGCACGTCCCCGCTTCTGGGCAAAGAAGACCGTGGGCATCAACAAGGAGCAGTTCCTCGACTGGAACAACCCCATCGTGGATGTGGAGGGCGATATCTCTGAGGAGCGCCTGCAGCCCATCCAGGTCAACACCATCAACAGCAACGTGCTGAACGTGCTGCAGATGAAGATCGAGGAGCTGAAGGAGACCTCTGCTAACCGGGACTTCAACCAGGGCGGCAGCGGTTCGGGCGTGACCTCCGGCGCGGCCCTGGCTGTGCTCCAGGAGGCCGGAAACAAGACGTCGCGAGACATGATCTCCGGCAGTTTCCGCTCCTATGCAAAGGAGTGCTACCTGGTGATCGAGCTGCTGCGTCAGTTCTATACCGAGAACCGCACCTTCCGCATCACCGGCGACACTGGCCGTTTCGAATACATCCAGTTCAACAACCAGCGTCTGCAGGGCCAGCCCATTCCTCCCGCCTATCCTGGGCAGGAGCTGGAGCCCGGCTATGTGCAGAGCACCAGAAAGCCTGTATTCGATATCATCATCCGTCCTCAGAAGCGCAGCCCCTACAGCAAGCTGGCACAGAATGAGCTGGCCAAGGAGCTGTATAACCTGGGCTTCTTCAATCCCCAGCTGGCTGATCAGAGTCTGACGGCCCTGGAGCTGATGGACTTCGATGGCGAGGAGAAGGTCAAGGATCGCGTGCAGCAGGGCATGACCCTCATGAACCAGCTGCAGCAGATGCAGATGATGATGCAGAAGATGGGCATGATCATCTACAAGACCACCGGCCAGGATGTGCTGGGTCTGATGGAAGGCCAGCAGGAGGGCCAGAGCGCCCCTCAGAGCGGCAAACCGGTCCCCAAGGGTGAGAGCAAGGGCAGTGCCATGAAAGAGCCGCAGACCGAAGGATTGAACACCTACGGCGAGCGGCTTGCGGCCCGCGCCAAGCCGGACATGAATGCAAAATGATCCGGGTGCATTACAACCGGGGAGAGGGCGAGCATGAGCTGACCATCAACGGCCATGCGGGATATGCCGAGCACGGCAAGGACATTGTCTGTGCCGGTGTATCTGCCATCGCCTTCGGCCTGCTGGGCTGGTTGGAGAACAACCAGGAAGAGATTACCGAAATGGATGAGCTGATGGTGGAAGACGGCCAGGTGTACATCGCCTGTGCCGGTACAGATAACGTAAACGTCGCATTCCAGGTGGCGCTGATGGGATTGATCCAAATCTCCCGTCAGTACCCCGACCATGTGACGATCGAATATTCCGGAACTGCCGGTGACTCACGGGAATAGGCCGCGAGAAAGGAGCATGGATACCATGCGAAACAACATCAACTGGCCCAAGTTCGACCTGCAGCTGTTCAACGGCGCAGCAGCTGGTGGTGCTGCCGGTGGCGAAGGTGCCGCCGCAAGTGCCCCCCAGGCAAGCGAGGGCAACTTGGCAAAGGCTGAGATCAAAGGTACCCGCGGAGGCAGCCGCCGTGGGAAGACGGGCGCTTATGACAATGTGGTATTTGGTAAGCAGGACGCTGCTGACGGTACTGCTGTCGGTTCCGACGCCGGGAACACTGCCGAGGCCAACGGCAACAAGAGTGGTGTGAGCACCACATCCGACACCCTGGAGGCGAGACGCAAGGCATTCGATGACATGATCGGCGGCGAATACAAGGATATTTACGCCGAGAAGTTCCAGGAGGCCTTTAACCGTCGCTTCAAGGAAGTCAAGGGCATGGAGCAGAGCCTGTCCGATCAGAAGCCCATTTTGGATATGCTTCTGCAGCGGTACAACATCGCTGACGGTGACATGAAGAAGCTCATGACCGCAATCGAGGAAGACACCTCTTATTGGGAAGAGGCTGCTGACAAGGAAGGCCTCACCGTGGAGCAGTACAGAGCCATGCAGAAGCTGGAGCGTGAGAACGCCGAGCTGCGTGCCATCCGCCAGAGACAGCAGGGTGAGCAGCAGGCACAGGCCCAGCTGGCCAAGTGGATGCAGGAGGCAGAGGGCATGAAGGATATGTACCCTGGTTTCGATCTCCGAACCGAGATCCAGAACCGGGACTTCCAGGGCCTGCTGAAGTCCGGCATCCCCGTGCAGAAGGCTTACGAGCTGGTCCACATGGAAGAGATCAAGGCTGCAGCCGCACGCAATGCCGCACAGACGGCCAGTGCCCAGATGCAGGCCAACATCAAGGCCAAGCAGTCCAGACCCAGTGAGAATGGTACCTCCTCCCAGAGCGCCGTGATCGTCAAGAACGACGTGCACAGTCTATCCAAAGCCGACAGAGCCGAGGCTGTACGTCGTGCCATGCGAGGAGAGAAGATCCGCTTTGGATAAGCGACTTGTCTCCCGCCAATCACGAAAGGAGACATCAACCATGTTTGATACCATTAAGAACATCAATCTGCAGCTGTTTGCTGAGATGAACACCCAGGTCACCACCTCCGGCGATCTGTCCCCCGAGATGAAGACCTTCTACTCTGACTACCTGATCGACAACGCCCAGCCCAAGATGGTGCACGATCAGTTCGGTCAGAAGCACCCCATCCCCAAGAATGGCGGCAAGATCATCGAGTTCCGCAAGTTCAGCCCCCTGGGCAAGCTGCTGACTCCCCTGGTCGAGGGCGTCACTCCTGATGGCCAGTCCCTGGCTGTGACCACCATCGAGGCCACTGTGGCTCAGTACGGCGGTTACATCACCCTGTCTGATATGCTGCTGCTGACTGCTATCGACAACAACATGGTCCAGGCTACCAAGCTGCTGGGCCAGCAGGCCGGTGCCACTCTGGACACCATCACCCGTGAGGTTCTGAACGGCGGTACCAACGTCATCTATGCCGGTGGCGTCAACTCCCGTTCCGCCCTGGCTGACAACCTGACCGTCGAGGACATCAAGAAGGCTGCTCGCGCTCTGAAGACTCAGAACGCCGAGAAGATCGGTGACAGCTATGTCGCCATCATCCATCCCGACGTCGCTTTCGATCTGACCAACGATCCCACTTGGCAGAACGTCAAGGACTACGATCCCAAGGATTGGTACGAGGGCGAGATCGGTCGTATCGCCGGTGTCCGTTTCGTCGAGACCACCGAGGCTAAGATCTTTGACGGCGGCGTCTACTCCACCCTGGTCCTGGCTGACAACGCCTACGGCGTCACCGAGATCGAGGGCGGCGGCCTGCAGCACTTCACCAAGCAGCTGGGTTCCGGCGGTACCTCTGACCCCCTGGATCAGCGTGCTACCGTTGGCTGGAAGGCCACCAAGGTCGCTGAACGTCTGGTCGAGCAGTTCATGGTGCGCATTGAGTCCAAGTGCACCTTCAACGGCGCTGCCAACTAAGGTAACCCGTAACTGAGCGCAAGCTCATTATCATGGGCGGGGGAGGGGTTTCCTCCTCCCCTCCCTCGTTAAACTATAAGGAGGAATACTATGGCTACCAAGAAGAACGAAGAAGTCGTAGAGCAGGGCATGACCCTGGAGCAGATGCAGGCCCAGATGGCCGCTATGCTGGCAGAAGCACAGTCCGCCAAGGCTGAGGCAGAGCGCCTGCTGGCCGAGGCTCAGAAGATGACCAACGGCAAGATGAAGACCGCCGAGCGTGCTGCCGAGATCGAGGCAGACCGCCTGCGTGGCGAGGAGCTGGTGGAAGTCAAGCTGTTTAAGGACACCGGCAAGTACAAGGACGATGTCTTTGTGGGCTGCAACGGCGATAACTGCTACATCCAGCGCGGCGAGCGCGTCCAGATCAAGCGCAAGTATGCCGAGGTTCTGGACAATTCCGAGCACCAGGACTACGAAACTGCCCAGATGATCGAGCAGAAGAGCGCAGAGTGGGCCAGCAAGGCCAAGGCGCTGTAACTGAATAGACCGCGACGCAAATACCGCTCTATGACACGGCATGGGGACAGATAGCCACAGCGCTGCCTGTCCCCGTTTTCATTAGGAGGTGAAATATCATGCCTATCTTTTCGAGCCAATTGGGCAAAGTCGAGAGCTATAACCCGGAACAGAGCATCAAGACGATGGCCAACCACCTCCGCAAGATCCAGGAAGAGCTGGAATACCGGCTGATGAACCTGGACAGCACCAACATCAATGAGATCAACGCCAGCGACACCAATGTGCTGGTGGACGGCAAGCCCATCCAGAACGTGCTGCTGGACCAGGACGGCAACTACTCCGCACTGGAGCAGACGGTCAATGGTCTGGCCTCCACGGTGGCAAACCAGGCTGGCTACATTTCCTCGCTGCAGCAGACGGCAGGCAGTCTCTCTGCAACCGTGCAGAACCTGGAGACCGGCATGGGTCATATGCTCAAGATGGACGCCAACGGCGTGTATATCGTAGACCAGAGCGGCAAGCAGGTGACCATCCAGGGCGGACAGATCAACGCTGCTGGCCTGACGGTCAATGCAGCCAACATCACCGGCACGCTGAAGGTGGGCGTCATCCCCAGCTCTATTGCGAGAACGAGCGACCTCATGTCGGAGGACGATGTCACCACCATCACCCACAACGCGATCACCACGGCGAATATCAGCGCAAGCCAGATCACCTCGGGTACGCTGAACGCCAACTATGTGAATATCAAGGGCCTTTTGAAGATCCTTGTCGGAGGCTCTACCTATGGCTGGATCGGCGGCTCGGACATGGGTGCGACCGCAGGTGCGGTTTTGACCGGCCCCAGTACGATGCACGGCTGCATGGCCACGAACACCGGCGCAAAGCTGGTCTACGACATCGATGAGCACATGATCTGGGTCGCTGCAGACGGCTGCTCGTCCACAAGCGCCATGAAGGTCTATTCCGACAGACGGCTGAAGGAAGACATCTGCTATGAGATGGATGACGCTGAAGCGATGTTCAAGCAGCTGAGACCCTGCTCTTTTCGTATGATCAAGGACAAGAACCACAAGAAGAGCTGGGGCTTTATTGCGCAGGATGCCATCTCTGCTGCGGAAGAGGCCGGCATGGATGCGGAGAAGCTGGCCATGTTCGGCAACTCTGATGGGATGCACACCATCGCCTATGGCGAGATGACGGCGCTGAACACCCACATGATCCAGAAACTGATGAAGCGCGTAGCAGCGCTGGAGGAGGCGAGAACATGATCGAAAAAATCAAGGACCACATGGACCTGGCTTATGGCCATCTGAGAGAGCTGGTGGTCTCTCACGACAACGTGAAGAAGGTAGCACTGGCTGAGCAGGAGATGGAGAACGCTTTTCTTGCGCTGATGGAACTGGAGAAGTCCATGAAGAACGGGGTAAAGGAGGAAGAGAGCGATGGACAGACTGATTGAGATCAAGATCGGCGGCAACCACCTCTGGAAAGACAGCAACCTGGCTGGCGTCCAGGGTGAAGGCAATGTGACCGATCTGCGCATCACCTTTGACGAAGGCTGGAGCGGCTATGCCAAGTCCATCACCTTCTTCAATGCAAAGGGTAAGAACCCGGTGAAGCGCAACCTGACCGCTGACCTGCTGGAGGACATCACCAAGAGCACGCTGGTCTATCTGTGCAAGATCCCTCCCGAGCCTCTGACCGAGGCCGGCAGATGCTCCTTCGTCATTGAGGGCTATGTGGATGAGAAGCGCCAGCGCGTGGTGGAGACTGAGATGGAAGTCCAGCCCGCCAGAGCGACTGACGGAGCTGCTGTTCCCGGCGATCCCACTCCCGGACAGGCGGAGCAGCTGCAGGGCCAGTTCGAGACTGTCATTGCCGATGTGCAGAAGGCCGTCCAGGCGACCGACTCTATCCTGGGCATGACGGTAACGTCGGAGAGTGTCGCGCCAGACGCTGAGGCAGAAGTCGAAAAGGGCACGAACGCAGACGGCAGTCTGAGTCTGCACTTTTCTATCCCTCGCGGTGCAGAAGGCCCCAGAGGTCCCAAGGGCGATGCCTTCGAATACAAAGACTTTACCGCGGAACAACTGGAGGCGCTGCGCGGACCCGAAGGGCCCAGGGGCGAGCAGGGTGTCCCCGGTGAAGCGGGTGCCCCTGGACAGCCAGGCCCTGCAGGCAAGGACGGACAGGCTGGCAGCCCCGGCCCCGCAGGTAAGGACGGTGAGCAAGGCCCTCCCGGTGTCAGCGGCGTGTATGTGGGTTCCGGCGATATGCCGGAGGGCTACAATGTGCAGGTAGACCCCAACGGTGAGGTGCTGGAGATCCCGCCCGCACCCAAGCTGATGACGGCGGAAGAGTTTGATGCCGTGGCCGATTGGGATGCCGTGCTGAGTGAGGGAGAAATCGCTTGGAGGTGTGAGAATGTCACTGCCTAATGGCTACACACAACTGGAATATCTGCGATCCGGCGGAGCACAGTATATCGACACTGGCGTGCTTGCAAACCCGCATCACTCCATTGAAGTTTCGTTTAAACTCACAAGGAACGCTAATGTATGGGACACCGTGTTTGGAACAAGAAATGGAAGCAACAGCAGATTTACAGCAAGATTTAAAAACTTTTATAACGGCACGTTGGGCGTTCAGTATTCTTCTGCGGGTGCCGGTTCGGCTACAATCACAGAAACTTCTTTGACAAAAAATGATTTTGACAGCGCATTTCGTGTTCTTAAGTTTGAAAAAAATGTGGTGTCTGTTGACGGCGTAACTACACATACATTCAGCGCACCGTCCAACACTGTAAGCTACCCGTACTCGCTGTATTTGTTTGCCAACAACAACGCAGGAACAGCGGGAGACTTTGGCTTTTTGCAGATCGCTTACTGCAAGATATGGAACGATGGTGTGCTGATCCGTGACTTTATCCCCGCCCAAAACAGCGAGGGCGTTTTTGGTATGTATGACCTTGTGAATGGTGTATTTTACACCAATCAAGGAAAAGGCGTGTTTCTGTCAAATCTTGCGGACGTATACAAAGGTGTTCCGGCAAGCGAATACACCAAGCTGGAATACATCGAATGTGATGGGGCGCAGTATATCAACACCAATTACTGCGCAACGCCTAACATTCGTGTTGTTACAAATGTAAACGTCCACGATGACCCCGATGCGAACAACTGCATTTACGGCGCAACAGGAGATGCAAAACGATTTGCGATTTCGTTCACATCCAGCGGGGCGTGGCGATTGTACTACGGAGATAAAACGGGTGTAAGTTACGGTGGTGCACAAGAGGGCAAAAACTGTATCGACCATGAGGCTTCGGCCGCCTTTATAAAAAGTGAAGACTACAACCGCGCCCCGTACTGTTCGTCCTTCTCCTTTAGTGGTGACGGAATCTATCCGATGTATATTTTCGCCCACAACAACGCAGGAAACCCCATCACATCCTTTTCCATGAAGTTGTACGATTTCAAGCTGTACGACGCACAGGTTCTTGTCCGCTGGTTTATTCCTGTCAGACGGAAGAGTGATAACGAGGTCGGCCTGTACGATGTGGAAAACGGCGTGTTTTACACCAACCAGGGCACAGGCGCTTTTATCGCTGGCGCAGATTTGCCCGATGATGAGTGGGAAACGGACAGCGTGGGCTTTGGCATGGCCCTTATCGGAGGCGTGGCGATGCCCATCACCGGCGGCATGGCAATGCTGAACGGCACAGCACGGAAGATCACCGAAGGCGTGACCATGCAGGGCGGCGTGGTCAAACGAATTGGAGCATGAAAGGAGTGGTAGCATGAGTGCTATTTTGAGAGTACGAGATGAAAACGGCAACGTGCATGACATCCCTGCTATTGTTGGCCCTCCCGGCCCTCAGGGCCCTCCCGGCCCGGCAGGCAGCGGTGCGGGTGACATGGTGGCTACCATGTACGATCCCCAGAGCAAGCGGACGGACGTATTCGCCTATGCGGACAGCAAAGCATCTGAGGCCGAAAGCAACGCCAACAAGTACACCGACGAGAAGCTCGCTGAGATCTCTGTTCCCGGCGGTGGCGGTGACGCAAGCGACCAGATTGAGGACCACAATACCGATACGACCGCTCATGCGGATATTCGTGCAGCGATCCCTACTGCTGTCAGCCAGCTGGCAAACGACAGCGGCTACCTTACCAAGGAGACCGATCCCACCGTGCCCGCCTGGGCCAAGGCAGCAAGCAAGCCCAGTTATACGGCGAGCGAAGTGGGTGCTGATGCGTCTGGCAGCGCTGCGAAGGCTTTGACCGATGCGAAGGCATATGCCGACCAGAAGCTGTCCACGATTCCCACGCCGGATGTAAGCGGGCAGATTGGCACCCACAACACCGCGGCAGATGCTCATGCAGATATCCGGCAGATCGCGCACAATGCGGCGAGCCTGGCGACCAGCGCAAAGAGCGAGGCCGAGGCTGCGTCCCAGAATGCCGAGTGGGCATACGATGAGGCGATTAGCAAGGCGTCCATCTTCTACTGCTATGAAGACTCCACCGAGCTGTGGGAGATCGACGAGCAGATGGATAACGGCAATATCGTCATTCTGGATCAGTACGGCACCCACATTCCTATGACCTTTGCGGACTATGGCGTGACGTATGTGTTCCGCCTGTTGGACGGAGACCGGGTTATTACTGCGACCGTTGACAGTGATGGCTGGACCGTCCATGAGGAAGAGGCTGGCGGCGTCAACGGCGCAGACGGCAAGGATGCCACCATCAACGGTGTAAATGCGCTGACCATCTCCGCAGGTGACGGCATCGAGGCCACCATGAGCGGCAGCACGCTGAACATCAAGACCAAGAATGTTCCTATTCAGTGCGGTGGTCTCGCCATTGACAGCAACACTACCGAAGAAGATAAGGCCAAAGCCGTTGAAACACTGCTATCGCTTGGCTTGTCCGCTGGGGGAACAAGCGGTCTTAAAATTAAAACTGGTTGGTATTCGGGCAAAAACACTTATGGCGCAGATAATCCGAACACTTTAACTTGCAATTTCAAGCCCCGCTTGTTAATTCTTGTCCCTTACATCAATGCAGGAATGAAAGGTTACAACTATTCACCTATGATTGCAATCAATTCTGGTGGTGCCGGTAATGGTGTTACGGAAATTGGGCCATATGATAATGGTAACGCCGAGGATTATGGCAAGTGGACTGCCAATGCCACAACATGGGGCGAAAATTTTGTTTCATGGTATAGTGACATTAACGCTATAAATCAGAAAAATACTGGAACGTGGTTGTATTTCATCTTAGGTGAATAACGCACGCGGGACACCATGAGCGAACTGAAAGGAGATGGACAGACGATGGAGCGTGAGTTTGAGCACCGCTTGACGGAAGTCGAAGCGCGAAGCAAGAGCAACACCCACCGCCTGGAAGAGGTGGAGAAACGTCAGGATAACCTGGACACGATGGCCGCAGCTGTTTCTGTTCTGGCAGAACGGGAAAAGCGTGTGGAACACGATGTGAAGGAAATCAAGGCTGATGTGAAGACATTGACCGATAAGCCGGCAAAACGATACGACTCCCTGGTGGACAAGGTGATCTGGGCCGTGCTTGCGGCTGTGATCGCCTTCATCCTGGGACGAGTGGGACTGTAAGGAGGTTTTACCATGACAAACGAGATGTTTGTTGCCTATGTGCTGCCTGTGATCGCGGCATTCATTACCGGCATGGCAGGCTACATCGGCACCCAGATCAAGAGACTGTACGAGAAGTACGTCAACAACAAGGTGAAGCAGGACGTTGTCCGCACCTGCGTCAAGGCAGCTGAGCAGCTGTACAACGACCTGGGCGGCCCTGTGAAGCTGGAGAAGGCCAAAGAGGGCGTGCGGCAGATGCTGGAGGAGAAGGGCATCCCCATCTCTGAGCTGGAGCTGAATCTGCTGATCGAGAGTGTGGTGTCCGAGTTCAACTACGGTTTTGCCAAGGTGAGCGAGGTGACCAAGTATGAAGATCAATAAGAACACGGGCTTTAAGACCCATAACACCAGCATCCGTCTGGGCAGCATCCAGTACCTGGTCATCCACTATGTGGGTGGCCTGGGGGATGCAGAGGCCAACGTGAAGTATTACAACCTGCCCACCACCAAGAACGCCAGCGCTGACTTCTTCGTGGGCCACAAGGGCGACATCTGGCAGTACAACCCCGATCCCAAGAAGCGGTACTGCTGGGCTGTGGGCGGCAGTAAGTATTCCAACGGCGGCGGCCTGCTGTTCGGCAAGGCAGCCAACAACAACAGCATCCATATCGAGATGTGCGTGAAGCACAAGGGCGGCAGCATGAATGCCAACAGCCCCGGCTGGTACATCACCGATGAGACCCTGGCAGCTACCATCGAGCTGACCAAGTATCTCATGGATCTGTACGGCATCCCCGCCGACAAGGTCATCCGCCACTTCGACGTGAACGGCAAGCCCTGTCCCGGTGTGGTTGGCTGGAATCCTCTGACCGGCAGCGTGAGCGCCTGGAAGAGTTTCCATGCGGCCATCTCCACCAACGAGCTGACCGAGGCCTGCAAGAAGCTGGCTGCCCGTGGCATCATCGACAGCCCCGCCTACTGGGCAAAGGGCACCGGCTACAGCGATGCCAACACGGTGCAGCTCATTAAGAAGTTTGCCAAAGCTCTGAAGTGAGGAGGTGCGACATGACACCGAACAAAGCAATCGAACACGTTGACAACGTGAAAATCAACGCATACCGAGCCGAGGAGAAGTTCCACTGGCTGAGCGAACTGGACGGCATGGTGAAACGCCTTGTCATGCAGGAAGAGGAGAGCGTGAGCTATTCCTATCCCGAGGATATGGACACGCAGCTGCTGGTGCCTCATCCCTTTGATGGCATCTACACCCTCTATCTGGAGGCACAGATCGACCTGCACAACAAGGAGTACGAGGAGTACAACAACACCATCATGGTGTTCAACACCAAGCTGGAAGAGTACAAGAAGGCTTACATCCGCGAGCATATGCCCAAGAGCGCCGGCGGAATCAAGCTGTGGTGAGGTGATGATATGAGAATGCCGTTTTTGAAAGTTCTCAAGAACCGAACGGAGAAATATATCGTCAACTTCCGCGGTCTGAACTTTGGCGAGGGCTACCGTGACGGCGAGTTTGCCGAGTGCAAGAACCTGTCCAGCGAGAAGTTTCCCTGCATCACGCCCCGGCGGGAGCGGGTAAAGGTTGGGGAGTACACCTCCCCGACCACCCTCCATGCCAAGGATGGTCTGATGGTGATCGACGGCACCAAGGTGCTGTATGAGGGCAGACAGGTGGGCACGGTCACCGAGGGCAGAAAGCAGACGGCGACTGTAGGCAACTATGTGTGCATCTTCCCCGACAAGGTGTACTACAACGCAGCAGAGGATACCTTCCAGAGCATGGAGGCCAGCTATACTGCATCCGGCCTGGTGTTTACCGACTGCACCATCACCACCACCGGTGCCGACTGGCCTTTCCGTGTGGGTGATGCGGTGAAGATCACCGGCTGCAGCAAGGCATACAACAACAAGACCCCCATCGTGCGCGGTGTGGAGGGCAAGGTGCTGACCTTCTATGAGAATGTGTTTGAGGCCGGCACCGAGAGCGGCAGCGTGACCCTGGCCAGAGAAGTGCCCGACCTGGACTACATCTGCGAGAGCAACTACCGTCTGTGGGGCTGTAAGGGTGATACCATTTACTGCAGCAAGTATCTGGACCCGCTGAACTTCTCCGTCAATGATGGCATTGCCTCCGACAGCTGGGCGATCCAGGTTGGTACCGAGGGTGACTTCACCGGCTGCATTCCTTACGGCCAGCACATCTGCTTCTTCAAGGAGCACACGCTGCACAAGATCTACGGCAGCAAGCCCAGCAACTATCAGCTGGTCTCTGCCAGTGTGTACGGCGTGCAGAAGGGCTGTGAGAAGTCCATGTGCATGATCAACGAGCAGCTGATCTACAAGGGCCTGCACGGCGTGTATGCCTACACCGGTGGCATCCCCGACCTGCTGAGCGAGAACTTCGGCGCACGACGCTATACCGATGCGGTAGCGGCCAGCGATGGCGAGCGGTACTACATCTCCATGCAGGAGAGTGGCAACTGGCATCTATTCGTCTTCGATATGCTGAAGGGCATCTGGCTGGAAGAGGACAACATCCAGGCCGTGGACATGGCGTTCCACGACGGCAGCGTATATCTGCTGTGCGCGGATGGTCAGCTGCTGAAGGTTGACCGCAACGGCAGCCTGGAGGACATCGAGTGGAGCGTGACCTTCTGCCCGTTCAACGAGACGATGGACGAGCGCAAGGGCTACAGCAGATTCTCTATGCGGGTGGATATGGCTGCCGGCGCATGGCTGTCCGTGGATGTGAAAACAGACCAGGACAAGCAGTGGCACGAGGTCTACACCACGCACAACGAGCGGGCACGCACCATTGGCGTACCCATTCGGCCTACCCGCTGCGACAGCGTGAGCATCCGCGTGCGCGGACAGGGCGACTGCACCATCAAGGCATTTGTGCGTGAGTTCACCGTGGGCAGCGATGTTTGAAAGGAGTGAATAACCTATGGCCAAGATTTACGACTACGACAAGGACGTAGACTACAGCCTGCTGATGGAGCAGGCAGCAAATAAAAAGGATTATGCCAGCGCTGCGCTGTATGAGCAGCAGCGTAACGCCAAGATCCAGGGCGAGGGCATGGACTATGCTACCACCAACAAGTACAGCCAGTACCTGATGCCCGACGGCTACAACGGCTCCAGCAACAACGTGTACACCCACAACGACAATCAGAGCCGTCTGCAGCAGCAGATGAACCAGAACAGCATTGACTGGTGGAATGCCGATGCTGCGGGCAAGAAGACCCTGGAGGAGGCCAACCGCCAGCTGGCTGCACAGCTGGGTGGCAATGTGGGCTTTGATTCCCAGACCGGTATGTGGAGCGGTGTGGCAAACCAGCCCGTCTCTCTGAAGACCGGCGTGGACTTCGAGATGCCCACCTTCGATTACGACGCCTACCTGAGCAGCAACCCCAAGCCCACCTTCGAGAGCCAGTACAGCGAGCGCATCGACGCACTGCTGAACCAGATCCTCAACCGGGAGAAGTTCAGCTACGACGCCGAGACCGACCCCCTGTATCAGCAGTACAAGAAGCAGTACATCCGGGAAGGCAACCGTGCCATGAACGACACGCTGGCGGCTATGGCCAGCGGTGCCGGCGGCATGAACACCTGGGCTGCGACTGCGGCACAGCAGGCCAATGACTATTACATGGCCCAGCTTGGCGACAAGATCCCCGAGCTGTATCAGCTGGCATACTCCATGTACATGGATGATCTGGCCGGTCAGCGTGCCGATCTGAATATGCTGCAGGGTCTGGACGACACCGACTACAACCGCTACCGCGATGACGTGAGCGACTGGTACGACGACCGCGACTTCGTCCACGGCGACTACCGCGACAAGATGGGCGACTTCCAGTGGGGCACCACCTTCAACTACAACGCCGAGCAGGACGAGTTCGACAAGCAGTGGCAGCAGAAGGAATGGGACTACAACGTGGAGCAGAATGCGCTGGACCGCGCCGAAAACAATCAGAGCGATGCCTACGACCGTGCAATGGATATGCTGCTGATGGGCGTCATGCCGAACAGCGCTCTGCTGGCTAAGGCAGGCATCACCGATGCAGAGGCTAAGGCCATCAAGGCTGCGAATACCGCTACTTTGGTTACGACCACTCAGACCGGCGGTAATCCCAACCCTGGCAAGACTGGCAGTAAATCCGACAACACATCCGACGATAAGGACGACGACAAGCCCGTCGTCGATGACACGCCCGCCAAGAAGGACAGCGGCAGCGTCGTTCAGAAGCCCAACGCCGATAAGCCCAGCAATGTCCAGGCTTATACCGACACCGGCACCGGCGAAGCAGACCCGGAGATCGAGAACCGCCACAGCGATGACTGGGTCACCATTCCCGGCCACGGCAGATACTCCTGGACGGAAGTGGAGGCCTACGTCAACAAGGGCATCATCAAGGAAGAAAAGACCGCCGGAGGTAAGCTGCGCTACACCTGGGTGGGTTAAACCGAAAGTGAGGGAGGAGACACATGGCAAGTAGTTTTCTGAAAAAGAAGGCAGAAGAGCAGGCCAAAAAGCTCGATGAGAAATACGGCCAGAACGCCTATGGCGGCTCCAAATGGCGAGAGGAACAGGCAAAGAAAACCTCCGGTGGCAGCAATGCTGCCGGAGGGACTCCCTCTTCCTCCTCCAAGAACGACAATAAAAGCAACACCACCAGCAACACCACCAGCAATACCACGAACAACACTACCAGCAACACCGGCAAGGCCAGCAGCTTCTTGCAGAAGAAGGCAAGACAGCAGGCTGAGAAGGTAGACAAGACATACGGTGCCGGCAAGTACGGCGGCAGCGAATGGCGTGAGACTGTGGTGCCTCGGAATGCGACTCCCGTTGCAGACCCCAGCAAGCTGAACGACGGCTACACCATCGAAGAGATCCGGCAGAACTTTACCGACAGCCAGACCACGCTTGAAGATGCCATCAAGCGGCTGGAGGAGAGCCAAGCTGTACTGACTGGTTCGGAAAGCAAGGTCACCGAGTTCCTCAAGAAGTACGGCGCGACCGGTGAGGACATCCACGCCAAAATCGCCACCAAGTACGGCGCTACGCTGGGCGACTCCGGCGAATATCTCTTTGAGGATCAGATGTCCCTCGACAACTATCAGAAAGAGATCGCAGCGCTGAGCGCACTGTACGACCAGTACAATGCCAATCTGAACCAGTACAACACCCTGTACGATCAGTACCAGAGCAATGCGAACCAGTACAATGCGTGGTATGACCGTCTGGACGGCTACGAGCAGCGCGACGCCACATGGAAGGATATTCTGTGGAACTCTCTGAAGCAGGGCTACTACAACTCCATCTACGGCCAGGAGAGCTACAAGGAAATGCTTGGCGACGAAAACCAGGCTGCTGCTTATAAAGAACTGCTGTCCGGTGAGGACTATCAGTTTGAAACGGATAACTGGCTGGAGACCGGCTTGTCTGGCGTGGCTAATCAGCTGGGCCAGCAGTTCCGGCAGTGGACTGATCCCCGTTCCCTCGCTTCTGGCACGGCATTTGCTGGCGGCGCAGCCATCATGGGTCAGGCTGGTCCTCAGATCGCTCTGCCTGAGGAAGTCATCACGGTTCCCAGCGCATTCATCACCGGTATGCAGGCAGGATCTGCAGCGGCTAACTTTGAGATCGAAGGCGGCCTTGCGTACCAGGAGATGCTGGAGCAGGGCATTTCTCCCGAGGTGGCAAGAGCCATCGGTCTGGCTGTCGGTGGCGGTAACGCCGCGCTGGAGGCACTGCAGGCTGATGAGCTGATTAAGGGCCTCAAGGTATTTAACAACAAGCAGGGTTATGAGAGCGTGACCGGTCTTATTTGGGATGAGCTCAAGCGACGCTTCCCCAACGTGGCCAACCAGGTCATCCAGGAAGTGGCCCAGGAAGGCGTCACCATCGGCGGTACGCAGCTGGGTAGCTACATCGACAAAGGCGAGTTCGCCTATACCGCACCCGAGGTGCTGCAGAGACTGGGCGAGACTGCGCTGTCCTCTACGCTGACTTTCGGCCTGATGGACGTTCCCGGTGCCACGGTGAATGTCGCGGCGAACAAGGCAAACGTCAACCGACTGGGCGAGATCGGCAGCGAGTACAAGACTGATCCTGATGCCGTAATCGCAGAAGGCCTGGAGATGCCCAAGAACACCGAGGCATACAAGACTGCCAGCGAACTGAAGGCCAAGGTGGATGCCGGCCAGACCGTGACCGAGGCTGAGCTGGGCAGAGCTGTGGTGGCAAATGAAATGGCCATCCAGCAGAACCAGGAGCAGACCCCCGTACAGGCCACGGAGACGCCCCAGGAGACGCTGGAAAACCTGGCAAGGGAAACGGTCGCCCAGCGGGAAAACATCCAGCAGGCGAAGCGTATGGCCGGGGAAACTGTATCCGAGAAGAGTACAGTTCCTGTCAACGCAATGTCCGAGAATAACCCTGTGCGTCAGCAGCGCGCTGCAGAGACTCGGAACCTGGACAAGAAGCTGGGCTACGGCGAGAACGGTCTGAAGCTGTTCAAGGAGATCGCAGCAGAGAACCAGGTCGACACGAGCGAACTGATGGTACGCTTCGATACTCCGTACCAGGCAGGTTTGACCGGTCTGCCGGTGGAGAAGGCAAGCATCAGCAGTGACTTCCAGATGGAGGCATACAAGGCCGGTCTGCAGGACTACAACCTCAGACAGGAGCAGAACAAGGCTCGCAAGCCTTCCGCCGTGTACAGCGAGAAGGAGTCTGGCTTTGACTTCAAGGGCGCACCTTCCGACCTGACCCAGGAGCAGAAGGATTTTGCGGTGTTCGTGAACAAGAAGCTGGGCGTGCAGGGTCTGTTCAACGGCTATGACGGCGTGAACTACAACGCCAAATACACCAAGGGCACCGGCGTGGTTGCCTTCGCTCAGGACTTCGGCATCGACTCCAAGCTGATGAAGAAGCTGGGCAGCATGGACTATCAGCAGAAGGTCGAGAAACTGTCCGAGACCCGCGGCAAGTCTTTCGTCTTCTACTTCGCCCACGAGGTCGCAGACCACGTTGCATCCGACCGGGCACCCGAAGCGATGCGTGCGTTCAACAACGCCATGTACAACTACCGGCAGAGCAAAGCCGGCAGCGAGAACCTGGCTCGAAGCAGACAGGCCTTCTACGCGGACAATGATGTGGATCTGACCACCGAAGGCGCTATCGAGGAAGTGGGTGCTGACTCCATCCTCATGCTGTATGACGGCGATGAGCAGAAGTTCATGGACGCCATGAAGCGGGTGCTGAACGGTGAGGATCAGCAGGCCAAGGAAGGCGCAAAGGTCTACAAGAACTGGCTGGACAAGACCATCCAGAAGCTGAAGGCCTGGGTGCGCAAGCTGACCGGCAAGGAGAACGCCGAGGCCAGAGCCAACCTGAAGCAGGGCATCACCGAGCTGGAGCAGCTGCGCAATATGTTCGAGAGTGCCATTGCTGAGGCTGCGAAGAACGTGGAGATGGCCAGAGCTCTTGAAAATCGCGGCGGACAGGAATATAATGGCAGCACTGAAACGATGCGATCCATCAAGGGCAGTGAGAACTCCGCCCCTGTCTACGAGACGGAAGTGAAGGTCCGTGCACTGGACAACAACCATATCTATATGGCTGAACGGCGAGCAGCAGGCAAGGCGAAGTACGGCCTGACTGACGAGGAAAGCGATTTTCTGCACCTCTATGTGGCAGGCAGCGCTTACGAATGGACGTCCATTCAGCGCGGCGAAGACAAGTATGAGCGCACTGAGTTCACTGACTACAGCATTGCGAACGTACAGGCGGCTCTGGAGAAGATGCCTGACTTCAACGGCAGAACCTACCGCAACTACGACTTTGGCAGCAAGGCAGAATATGATGCTTTCCTGGAGGAGTACGCCAATGGCAGAGATATCACGCTGAATGCGTTCACGTCTTCTTCCAAAGATCCCAACGGCTATGTGGTCCCCGGCGACTATGTCGTGCATCTGGTGATCGACGGAACGAATGGCAAGGACATCTCTGACACCTATTCCATTCCTTCTCAGCGGGAGGTTGTCCATCTGCCCGGCTCTGTGTTGCACATTGACTCGGTAGGTGTGGCAAACGATGGACACGTTTTGATTTATACACGGGAGGTAAGTGCAAATGGAGAAAACACTGGAACAGATCGTAGCGGAGGCTGGAAAGATCCCGCCCGCGCAAACCATGAAGGACCTGCGAGAACTGAGGGAGAAAATGAGCGTAGAGGAGTACGAGAAGGAGTATCTTCGCGTGGCGATGAAGAACGCGGCGAAACGCTGGACGAAGTAAACTACAGTCTGAAGGACTCTGACGGCAACACCCTGTCCAAGGAGCAGGCGGAGTATTTCAAGGACTCCAAGGTGCGCGATGAGCAGGGTCGACTGGTGACCGTTTATCACAGCTCCCCGACCGCCGGCTTTACCGTGTTCAACGGGGAACAGGGTAACGGCAACTATCGCTTCAGCGAGTACGGCACCGGCATTACCTTCTTTACCGACAACAAGGAGATGTCCGCCAGCTACAGCGATGGTGAGAGTGTGCAGTACGAGGGCTACCTCAACATCACCAACCCGTATGTGGTGGACGCAAAGGGCAGATATTGGGATCGTGTCAGCTCCGAGTTCTCCCAGGGGCTTTATGAGCAGATGCGCGATGCGTTTACGGCGGAAGAGAAGGCTGCCCTGATCAGCCTGGCAGGCTGGGAAGACTTCTCTGCATTCAACGAAGAGGTGAGCCGAGCCGTCAGAGACTCCGGTAAGCCCACTGCTGACAAAAACACCAAGGTTCTCAACAGCGCTTTTTGGAAGTGCGCCGATATGGCAGCTCTGTTCAGCATGGCATCCGAGAATTTCTCTGATGACGTAATCCGCAGAAACTCTTACATGGATGTAACCACCAATGATATTGTGGAAAAAGCGCTGAAGGACGGCTCCTACGACGGTGTTATCATCAAGAACGTGATTGACTACGGCATGGACGGTCTCTACAATTCCAAGAGCCCGACTGGCACGGATTATGTTATCTTCAATTCCAACCAGTTCAAGGCGAAGGATAACAAGAGCCCCACGGAAGATCCCGATATCCGCTACAGCATCAAGAGCACCGCTCACGCTGCCGGTCTGGATGTTACTCGCGATGAGAAGGGCAAGGTCGTGTTCAAGATGGGCGGCAAGACCGTGACGAAGGTCACGCCGGAGCACATCAAGAAGAACAGCGGTCTGGGCGGTCTGATCACCGTGGCAGCTGCTAAGGGTAACATCACCCAGGCAGAGGCTAACGACCAGTACAAGGCGATGGCCGATATCATGAACATGATCATGAATACCCAGGACCCCGATCTGGTTTGGGCATGGGTAGGCGCTTCGATGTTCTCTGCACTCAAGAAGAATGCAGACGGCCAGTACGGCACCACCATCGACTTCACCACTGTGTGCCGCAAGACCCAGGACATCATCACCGCTATGTCCCGCGCTATGATGAAGATGAAGCGCGGTCTGAGCAAGGATGAGGTCACGAAACTGCAGGCAGAGCTGATCACCGAGGGCAGCAGCGTTCCTTGCCCTGTGTGCTATGTGTTCTCCAGATGGGCCGGTATCGGTTCTATCCTGGACAATATGTACCGCTGGCAGGAGAAGTACGACGGCTACACCGACGAGCAGCTGCGCAAGCGTATCGACGAGCTGACCGAGAAGCTGGGCAAGGGCAAGGCCAAGGATCTGAAGAAGATGCTTCGTGAGCAGGATGAGGAGTATGACTCCCTCGACCACGAGAGCGAGATGCTGTCTCTGGAGAAGAAGCAGCTGACCGCCAAGCGGAAGAAAGCCATCCGGGAAAACAATGCTCATATGCTGCGCTCCGTCGATGACCGAATGAGCGAGGTCGAAAAGCGGATTCCCCAGGTCAAGAAGCGCATGAACGAGATCAAGGCAAGCGTGGCCCCTGAGCTGGCATGGCTGCTGCAGGTGCGAACCGATCCCGATTACGCCAAGCATGGCAAGGTAAAGCCCAACGTCCTGTTCAATCTGGATGACGCGGCTACCTTCGCTGAGTCTTATCCTCTTGCATGGAAGTACCGCACCAGCAGAGGCCCCTCCGCTGGTAAGGCTATCCTGCCTTATTCCGATATGCGTCTGGGTGACATGATCCTGGGCGTGGACAGCAACTCCGCAACCGGCAACGACCTGTTTGCCAATGTGACCGGCGAGTTCACTGAGGAGCAGATGGCAGCCCTCGACAAGGCGATCAAGCGCACCAAGGCGCAGAACCTTATCGGCGGTCAGCGGTTCCAGTCCACCTCGGACTTCCGCTACGACTATGCGCTGGACTATCTGATGGCATTCTTTGAGTGCCAGGCTCTGGGCTCCAAGCTGCAGACCTATACCAAGATCATCGAGTTTGCCGACATGGTGGCTGCTGTCAGAGGCGACGTCAACCTGTCCGTCATGCCCAAGAACAAGGGCTACATCACCACGAGCGACGGCGTGAACAGACTGGTGTTCTCTTCTGTCACCGGTATCGACTTCGAGGCTGCACAGCGTGCCAATGAGCTGCACGACAGCGCACAGCTGATCCTGGTGGGTATCAATGACAACCACATCCTGGCTGCTCTGGAGGACTCCGAGGAGACCCTGGGCAAGTACATTGGCTTTGTCATTCCTTACCACGCCAGCGGCGCGTCCATCAATGAGTTCATCCGTGTGCTGGTCAGCAACCTGGGCGAGAGCTTCACGCTCAGCTATTACCAGGACTACAGCGACGTACAGTCCGACAAGGAACGCAGCAACGCCACCGCCGATCAGAAGCGGCGTAACGATCTGCGGTCCAAACTGCTGAAGGGCAAGGACGGCGGCAAGAACTGGGAACCCTCTGCTGATGACCTGGCATTTATCCGCGGCGAGTCTGTGGACATCACCGGCAGATCCTTTGCTGATCTCCGTGCTGTGGAGCGCAAGGCGCTGCGCGGCGACAAGGCTGCCATCGCTGAGTACCAGAGCTGGACCGCCGGCGCGCTGTGGGATCTCTACAACAAGATGTGGGTCGAGGGTGGCTCTGAGTATGACGTGCGGCTGAACACCAACCAGGCCAAGGCTGTTATGCCTCATGAGTATTGGAACAAGACTGTCAATCGCGACAAGGCCTACATCAACGGTTTCCTGTTCCGGTCCTACTGCTACAACCTGGGCCTGATTCCCCGCTTCTCCGGTGCCACCGTCAAGGGCGAAAAGCACGGCGACTTCACCGACAGCAAGGGCTACTGGAAGACTCTGATCGACCGGCCCATGTACAACAACGACGGCACCTACCGTGACCAGCAGACCATCAACGTGACCGGCTTCCAGAAGGATATGCTGACCGCTGACTATGCCAAGGAGCACTGGGCTGGCTATTCCGTGCAGGAGCCTGACGTCGTGCGAGCTGGACGCGCTGCTGACCGATTCATCGAGAAGACGCAGAACGGTCAGTACAGCTTGAAGGGCGGTCTTGATAACTCTGGTGCTCAGGATTATACTGGAAGCGCTATGAAAACCGATAAAAACAAGGTAACCGTATACCACGGTAGCAAGACCGACTTCGACGCCTTCGACTTCTCCAAACTAAAAGACGAGCTTGGAATCTTCTTTGCTGAAACCGAGGACAGTGCAAAGCAGTGGGGCAATGCAAAGCAGTACACCCTCACTCCAAAGAAGACCCTCGTGGCACACCAGGGTGAAGAGTACCGCAAGCTGATGATGACCGGCGAGACCGATGCTGAAAAGAGAAAACGTTTCGTCAGCGAGGGCTACGACACCGTCAAGATCGTGTACGACAGACCCGGAGGCGGCGAGACCGTAGACTGGGTTGCTCTGACACCGGAGGTTATCCAGTACTCTGGGGAAGAAAACTTTTCCCTCAAGGGTGAGCATGAGATGCGCCGAGAGATCGACCGCATCCGTAGCGAGGGCAAGAAGGCTGGCAAGAGCCGGCAGGAAATTGAGACTGAGGTCATGGGCGTGGTTGGTCCGGAATACGGCAAGCTGCTGAAGACCTACGGCGAGATCAAGCGAGGCGAGAGACCGTACCGCGAGATCTCCGTGCCTCAGAAATCTGCAAGCAAGCGCAAGGTGTCCCAGACCGTCAGAACCATCCTGGAGGCACAGGTGACGCCCAAAGCTGCAATCCCCCGCATCCAGGAACTGGTGACCTCCGGCACATTCTCTTACGATGTGTACACTGACAAGGACGCCATCGCAGATGCAGAGGCCACCATTAAGAACAAGAGTTACGGCGCAGCCCTGGCGGAGTGGATCTCCGACGTGGAGGCAGGCAAGGTGAGCAAGGCCAGCACCGCGCTGGGCTGGGCACTGTACAATGCCGCAGCCACTAAGGGCGACCTGGAGACGGCCATGACTGTCTTGAACCACATGGTAGGCCACCAGCGGAGCGCTGCACAGGCACTCCAGGCGACCAGAATCCTCAAGAAGCTGACTCCCGATGCACAGCTCTATGGCGCTGTCAAGAGCGTGCAGAAGATGGAGGAGAACATCAACAAGCGCAACAAGAACAGCGAGGCGGATGACGCCCGCGCTGGCCGCGCTGCCGGTGCTGTTCGGAAGGCCAAAAAGGACGCTGCCGATGCCGTTGGCAAGGCGTACACCGGTGCGAAGGTCAAGCGCAAGGGCAACCGTGTCGTCATCGAGGGCAACCAGGCCGGCGAACCCTTCGTGTTCGAGTACGCACAGAAGGTTGGCGAGTCTCTGGCCAAGAGCCTTGAGAACAGACGGAATGCCAAGCCCAAGGAAAAGACCTTCCTGCAGAACATCGTCGCGGAACTGAACCGGTTCGCCTCCGAGAAACTGCCGAAGGAAAAGAAGGGCAAGGCACTGACTGCAATCGACCTGCTGCGCGACTACATCCAGAACCAGTCCTTCTACGCCGAGGCGTGGCAGGCTGCGCAGATCGAACTGCGCGAGGAGTACGCAGACGATCAGTTCTTGAGCGAGTTCATCAACAGCGGTATCGGCGTGGACGCTAACACCAATCCCCAGAACGCGATCTTCATGCGGGCGCTGGTCAAGGCTGCAGCGGACAGCGGCGAGGGCAAGGCTATCCTCCAGAAGCAGGAGGAGCTGGGCTTCACCGGCATGGCCGACACCATTGCCGACAACCTGATCAGACAGACCGGTGCGACCGACGAGATGGCCGACACCATCCGCGATGCTGCTCACTCCTACGTCTACGACGCCGTGAGCGAAAGCAAGGCGGACGGCACCAAGATCGTCGACAGTGCGATCAAATCTGCCATGAAGGACATCGGCCTGAAGTTGTCCGACGTAGTCCTATCCGGCACCGGCGAGTCCGCAAAGCGGGCCATCGCTGACAAGCTGATCGCCAAGTACGGTTTCGGCAGAGCTGAGGCCACCCGCACGGCTGACATCGTTGCCGAGCACTTCGATCAGATGAGCCGGAAGTTCTCTGAGGACAGATTGAAGTCCATGTTCAAGGAGCGCAAGAAAGGCCAGAAGACCCTCCAGGAGCGGTTCGAGATGCTGGCCCGCCTGGGTGCCTTTGATGCGGATTCCGTCTACAACCAGAAGGCTGCTGAGCGTGTCTTCAAGGAAGACGTCACGCTGACGATCAACGAGGAGCTGGCACGCAAGTTCCTTCTGGCTGCAAACCAGGAAGAGCGCGACGCGATCATGGCAGATATCTACCGCGACATCGGTCGCCAGATGCCTTCGACCTTCATGGACAAGTGGAATGCGTGGAGATACCTGGCTATGCTGGGCAACCCCAGAACCCATGTGCGAAACATCGTCGGCAACCTTGGCTTTGCACCCGTTGTGGCGACGAAGGATCTGACCGCCACCGCAATTGAGAAAATGGTCAGCTTCGTGTCTGGTGGAAAGATGGCACGCAGCAAAGCTATGCCCGGCAGAAAGCTGCTGCAGGCGGCCTGGGAGGACTACGCCAACGTGGCGGATGAAATCTCCGCCGGCGGCAAGTACAACGAGAACTACATCAAGAACCAGCACGTCGAGGAAGGTCGTCAGATTTTCAAGCTCAAGCCTCTGGAGAAAGCTCGGAAGGGCAACAGCGCAGCGATGGAGGCGGAGGATATGTGGTTTGCACGTCCTCATTACGCTTTCGCTCTGGCGCAGTATTGCAAGGCGCACGGCGTCACGGTTGATCAGCTGCGCAGAGGCAAGGCAATGGGCAACGCCAGAGCATACGCCATCAAGGAGGCCCAGAAGGCCACCTACCGCGACACCAACGCCTTCTCCCAGACCATCAGCGAGCTGGGCAGATACAGCGGCGATAACAAGGTCAAGAAGGGCGTCAGCGTGGTCATGGAGGGTATCCTGCCTTTCCGCAAGACTCCCGCCAACATCCTTGTCCGCGGCATTGAGTACAGCCCGATTGGCTTTGTGAAGGGCATGACCTACGACCTGTACAAGGTTTCCAAGGGTGATCTCACCGCAGCTGAGGCCATCGACAACATCTCCGCCGGCTTGACCGGTACTGGACTGCTGGCGCTCGGTCTCTACATGGCTGCACAGGGTCTCATCCGTGGTGCCGGTGGCGACGACGAGAAGGAGAAGAAGTTCGAGGAGCTGCAGGGCCACCAGACCTATGCTCTGGAGCTGCCCAATGGCAAGAGCATCACGCTGGACTGGCTGGCTCCCGAAGTTCTGCCTCTGTTCATCGGCGTCAACCTGTACGAGACGGCAAGCGAGAACAAGGGCGTGACCAATCTGTCCGACATCCTGACCTCGGTCTCTAACGTGACTGAGCCTCTGCTGGAGATGAGCTGCCTGCAGAGTCTGAACGACCTGTTCGACAGCGTGGGCTATGCCGCTTCTGGCGGCGGTCTGTCGGCTCTGCCTACCATTTTGGCAAGCGCGGCCACCAGCTACCTCACCCAGGCGTTCCCGACGATCCTGGGACAGGCAGAGCGCAGCGCACAGGATGAGCGGATGACCACCTACACCGAGAAGAATGGTTTCCTGACTTCCGATATGCAGTACACTCTCGGCAAGATCAGCGCGAAGACCCCCGGCTGGGACTTCAACCAGATTCCCTATGTCGATGCATGGGGCCGCACCGAGAGCACCGGCAGCAAGGCAGGCAATATCTTCAACAACTTCCTCAACCCCGCTTATATGTCTCAGATTGAGACAAGCGAGATGGAGGAGGAGCTGGCCAGACTGCACGACGAGAAGGGCGATGAGTACAGCGTTCTGCCTTCTCGCCCCAGCAAATACTTCAACGTGGATGGTGATCGCAAGGATCTGACCGCCGAGGAGTATGTGAAGTACGCCACCGAGAAGGGCCAGCTTTCCTACGACATTCTGACCGACCTCACCGGCAAGCAGGAGTACGACAACCTGCCCGATGCGGAAAAGGGAAGAGCTGTTGAACTGGCTTATGAGTACGCCAGCGCAATCGCCAAATCCAAGGTGAGCGACTACAAACCTGACAGCTGGGTGGCTAAGGCTCTCGATGCAGAGGCGTTCAGCGGCATGGATGAGACCGAGTACATCCTGTACAAGGTGGCTCTGAACATGGCCGATCAGAACAACAATGACAACGATAGCTACGACAACGCCGAGAAGGCAGCAGCTATCGCGTCTATGCCGGGGCTGAGCGATGCAGACATCGCAGCTGTTATGGACAGCGAAGCCATCTACAACGCCTATAACGCCGATATCGACATGAGAACCCTTATGGAGTATATTGGCGAAGGCAACACGTTCGGCAAAGCCGATGCTGACAAGCTGATCGGAGCGAAGAACGCAGGAATGAGCGAGGAGCAGTATTTCGGATACCGCGACACGCTGAAGGCTGTTGATCAGCCTAACAAGAACGGCGAGCTGGGCGGTACCGCAACCAACGCGGAGAAGGCTGCTGCTGTTGCCAAGATGAGCGATCTGGACAACCAGGGCATCGCATATCTGTGGGGCACTGACCAGGCGCATGAGGCACATTCCTATGGCGTCGACATGAGGAAGTACGCACAGTTCAAGGGTGTCGTCGACAGCTTCAAGGGCGAGGACAAAAAGCAGCAGATCAAGTCCTATCTGAAGGGCATGAACTTGTCTGCAAAGGACTACCTGTACCTCTACGGTACCGTGTATTCCTCCGTGAAGGATGACGCAGACTACCTGTACTACTTCGGCAACTAACGCAAGAGAGACTCCCCGAAATGGGGAGTCTCTTTGTTATGTTTCTAATGTACATCCTCAATGTGCGGATTCTTCTGCGCATTCATGATGTATATAAAGATTAAAAAAATATCAGACCGTCAAATGAACGTCCAGCTCCATAGGTGCAGCCTCGCCCCAGCGGTTTCCGTATTCCTTTGGCTTCTTCTGTCTGTAGTAGTTGATACGACAGATGCAGCGTTTCAGAAGCATATTCTTGTACTTTGCAGGAACGACCGGGTCGCGCAGGGCGTCCAGTGCATCGGAGAACATTGCTTTCTTGTTCTCGTAGTCGATGGGCTCTGGCACGGAGTCTTTTGCGGTACATAGTGCCTGTTCCACTTCAGCCTTTTCCTTCAGCACCTTTTCGTTCAGCATATCGAAGATGTGCTTGGGCATACCTTCCATCGTGTACTTTTCCCATTGGGAAACTTCCAGCGCGTTCAGATCCACAAGGCGCTTTTCCAAATTGGCAACAAGCTCACGATGAAATGCCACGCTGTCGGAGGCGTCGCGCTCAATACGAAGCTCGAAGTCTTTGATAGCATCCTGGAGAATCTTAACGACTTCGTTTTGCATTTCCTCGACGGTGCAGGAGGCTGTGCTGCATTCATGCTGATTGGTACACAGCAGGCGAGGGGCAGAGCGCTCGCTGCCGTCCTTCTGCTTGTACGTGCGCAGCGACATAGCGTATCCGCAAGTACAATACACAATGCCGGCAAACTCGTTCACCGTCTCTTTGCTTCGCTTCACCGGCGGGATTTGGCCGCGGATCTCCTGTACGGCGTTCCACAGCTCCATATCGATGATAGGCTCATGCTTGCCAGGGAAGGACATATATTCGTTGTTGATCGGTCGGCTTGTCACCAGCTCGCCATCCTCGATGGTTCTGACGGTCTTGCGGTGGTTCCAAAACACCTTGCCGATATAGTGCTCGTTTTTGCGCATCTTGTTAAGAGACTCTGCGTGCCACTTGCCACCCTTGGTTGTAGGGATCGCCAGCTCGTTCAGCTTTGCAGCAATGCGGTGCGAGCCCAGGCCGTCGCGGTACCACTCGAATATCATCTTTACGACTTTCGCCTGCTCTGGGTTTGGCGTCAGCGTGTAGCACTTCCGGTTGCCTTCCTTGATCATGATTCTATCATAGCCATAGGGAGGGATATTCCCGATGAAGCATCCGCGCTCCACGGCAAGCTCTCTACCACGGCGCATGATCTTCTTGGAGTATTCCAGGTATTCGTTACCGCGCTTCAGCTCTCGCTCGAAAGAGTCACGGTCGTGATCGTCGCGCAGATCGTAAGTAAACGTAGGTGTGATGACGATGGTATTGGTATAGCGCAGCAGCTTTACCAGTCTACCGATGTCCTCCAGGTCACCGCGGCTTAAACGCTGCGGCTCCACGCACAGGATCGCCTTTACCTTTGGAGACTCGATGCGCTTTAACAGCTCTTTCATTTTCGGCCGGCTGTCGATGGTCTCGCCGGACACCACCTCATGGTACCGGTTTTCCTGTGGGATTGGGCCCATGCCTGGTAGGTTGCGCTCGATCCAGTCGTTAAGGATCTTCTCGTGATTTTCGAGAACTTCTTCGACTGACATATTTGGGTCATCTGTTCTTGACTTCCTGGAGTACAACAGCGTCTCGATCGGCGTCAATTGCGGTATTATATACATGATGCTCACTCCTTTGATGTAGACTCCTGCCCGGGACTGCACTACCTGGGCAGGGATTTCGACAAACTTTTAATTAGCACTGTGCTATACTGTCCGTACTATCGGACTTCCATTAGTTTACTATTGTGTCAAATCAAACAAATGTTCTATTATTTGGCTTGAAAGGGGGCGAGTGTATGACACCGACAGAGATGTTTGAACAACTGAGCGATGAGAATAAGGAAGAGATCATTCGCCAGATTGAGATCTATATAGCTTCTCAATCAGAGCATCGATCACAGCCCGATTCTCATCATTAAGTAATTCATATCCCGTGCCCCGTAGCCCGCTGGCCTTTTGGTCGGCGGGTTTTTTATTTTCCTCGCCGGCTAAGGATGCAAGCGTTTCGGCGGAAAGCAGATCCTCGTCACCGGTAAAAAGTCTTTCGGCTTTTCCAAGCAGATAATCAACAGATACCCCGAAATATGTAGCGATCTTGCTAAGCGTATTTGAGTTTAGGCCGCTTGTTCTTCCCATCTTCAAATCCGATAGGCTACCGCGTGGAGCGCCGGAGGCTCTACACATATCTGTGATAGTAACTCCCTTATCCTTGCACAACTCCTCGATTCTTTTGTATAACTCGCTCATAATTTGGCACCTCCTTTTTGGGCATAGTGACAAATTACGAAAAATCGTAACGAAAAGCATTGACATTTACGAAAACTCGTAATATCATAAGCGTGGCGGTTACGAAAACTCGTAATTCTTTGTGATTGGTGGTACTTTCATATTATTACTACTTTCCGTAATTGTCAATAACAAACACGTAATTTATCTATGGGAAGGAGTGTGTAAGTTGGCAAGAACGACTGATTTCGGCAAAGCGGTGAAGATCCGCTTGGTAGAGCTGGGGCAGACTCAGGACTGGCTGATCCAGCAGGTGAAGGCGCGAACGGGTGATTATTTCGACAGTTCGTACCTTTACCGACTGATGGCAGGCAAGACGCCTGGAGACACAGGACGAGGCGGCAAGCCTGGAAAGGTAGATGTGATCTGCGAGATTCTGGGTCTGGAGAAAGCGGAGGAATAACGGACAAACAGTGCCTAATATCCTCGTAACACGGAGGGGATCGGATGGATAACATTGTGAGAGTGCATCGCCCGGAGCTGACAGCCGAGGAGCGAGAGGCACGCATGAAAATGATAGCCGATGCAGCGGCCAGACTGGTGGTTGCAGCGGAGCAAGTGAAGAAGGAGCTTAAAAAATGAAGACGATCAACAAGCGGACGCTGGACGCTCTGATTGAGTTATTGCGAGAGCTGAACGAGTCCCCTTATGAAGAGGGCAATGTGAACCGCATCTGCCAGGAAGCGATTACTGTGGCGAAGGCCATCGAGATGAGTGAAGGACTCAACTGGAACGCGATCTATGACTTTGTGTGGAGCGTGATTCGCGGTCTGAATACGGATGCCACCAACGAGGACATCTACATGAGCATCGCGTTTTTCGGATGGAAGGTGAAGGACTATGAAGCGTGATGAGAAGCTGCAGCGTGTGCTGTGGTGGGCAGTGATGCTCATCTGTCTGGCGTTCTTCTGCTTCGCCGTGACGGTGACCGTCCTGGAGCGGATGCCCAAGGAGCCGGTCGTTGTGACCGTGGTTTACGAGCCGGTGGAGATCGGCAAACCGAAGATGTCGGCAGCGATGCCCATTCCCGCAACGGAGACGGCCCCTGCTGGCCTGGACCCGATGGTGGAGGACACATACCTCCGGGAAGACATTCCCCTCTCCTACGAGCTGCAGGCTATGCTGTACGGCGCGTGCAAGGAGTTCGAGGTTGAGTACGCGCTGGCGCTGGCTATGCTCGAGCAGGAGACACAGTTCAAGAACACCAAGGGTGACGGCGGCAACGCCTACGGCTACTTCCAGGTCTGGCCCAAGTGGCACGGAGACCGGATGGCAGCGCTGGGCGTCACTGATCTGATGGACCCAGAGGGCAACTTCCGAGTGGCAATGCACTTCATCAGAGAGTGCATCGACAAGTACGGTTTAGCTCGTGGTCTGGGGTTCTACAACGGTGGCGAGGCCGTAGAGACCAAGTACAGCCGAGAAGTGCTGGAGAAGATGGAGAAATATTATGGCTAAGAACAAGGGCTTTAAGTTCAACGAGGCCAAGCACGAGCGAGAGAGCAAGCAGGCGATGGCCATTACCGAGCAGTGGCTCAAGCAGGCGGCGCTGGATGCGTATCTGATCACACAGGGATACGGGTCCTGCATGGGCAAAGACCCCTGGGGCGCAGAACGTCTGGTGCGCGGCGGCGTGGAGTTCATCGAAAACCTCATGTTCGTCTGCGATGGTTTGCAGTACACGCCGGACGCAGATGCGACCCGTGCGAAGGTGGACGGGCTGCTGAAGAAAAAGCTGCCGGAGGAGAGCTTCCGCGACTGGGGGTACCGGTATGTACACTGGATCGAGCGCGACCTGGAGAGCGAGGCGAAGATCAAACGCCGCACCTGGATCAAGGACGGCATGGACATCAAGAACGATGGCGGCACGTCTGAGCTGCTGAAGGGAGTTGGCAAGGAATGATCTTCTATTCTGATGACCCTGTGTGGGATGCTGAACGACACCAGGCACATAGCGATCCCAAGGCCATCGGCAAGTGCGAGCACTGCGGCGATGACATCTGTTCCGATGAGGATTACTACGATATCTACGGCGCACTGGTCCATGAGGACTGCCTCAGAGACTGGGCAAAGAGATTTTTGGTGAAAAGTTTTTAAGGAGGATAACGATGGATTACGAGAGAGACTTCACCTTCAGACGCGGCGACGTCTGTTACTACAACGACCCCTGCGAATGCGACGAAAGCAGCAACATCATGCACGGCAAGCGGCCCGTGGTGGTGGTTTCCTCCAACCGGCTGAACGAGAGTTCTTCCCTGGTGACCGTGGTTCCCATGACCACCAACGTGCTGAAGAAGATCTATCCCAGCCAGATCGAGATCATCATGAACGGCACCCGCAGCCGCATCAAGTGCGACCAGATCCGCGTGGTCAACAAGACCGACCTGGAGCATCCGATTGCATCCTTGAACCTGGCAGCACAGGGTGCGCTGGACAGCGCTCTGCTGAACGCCCTGGGCATCGACATTGACACCGCCGGCTGTGCAAGACTGGCTGCAGTTTCTGAGGAAGTGTAAGGAGGAGCTATGGAGAACTATTTCAGCCGACTGAACGGCATTAACGTCAACGACAAGACCGAGAAGAAGAACGGTCTGACCTACCTTTCCTGGGCATGGGCCTGGGGCGAAGTGAAGAAGCTGCATCCCGATGCCAGCTATACCGTCTATGAGAACGCGACCGGCTGGAACTACCACACCGACGGCAAGACCTGCTGGGTCAAGACCGGTGTTACCGTGGAGGGCATCGAGCACATCGAGTATCTGCCGGTGATGGACTTCCGCAACGCTTCTATCCCCTTTGACAAGGTGACTTCCTTCGACGTGAACAAGGCCATCCAGCGCAGTCTGACCAAGGCTCTGGCCCGACATGGTCTCGGCCTTTACATCTACGCTGGCGAGGATCTTCCTGAGGGTGAGAGCGAGCCGAAGAACCCTGCCGATATGGTCACCTGCGAGATGTGCGACTGCCTGATCAAGCCTACCAAGATTCGCAACGGCGAGACCTGGTCGGTGGAGAACATCGTGGGCTACAGCAAGAAGCGCTTCGGACAGGTGCTGTGTCCTGAGTGCCAGAACAACGTGACCAAGGCGGAGAAGGCCGCGGAGAAGGCGGCTGCAGCTGAACGCAAGGCGGCGAGTGCTCAGTGAAATCACCTGTTGAGACGGTCAAGGGTCGGATCGTGGGCTATGACGAGCGCCGGCAGGAGCTGCTAATCAGAGCGCCCTACGACGACTGGATGACCATGACCAAGCGCGAGTTCAAGGAGTGCCTGGTGCAGCCCATTGACGCCAGACCGCTGTCGGACAAGCAGAGACGTGCTGTGTACGCCTTGCTCAGAGAAATCAGCGACTTCACAGGGCAAGGCATCGACAGCACCAAGGAGTACATGAAAATCAAGTTTCTGGCAGAAGACCTGGAGGAGACTGCCGATAAGATTTTCTCGCTGAGTTCGGCACCGATGTCGCTGGTGTGTGCCTTCCAGAGATATCTGGTCAACTTCATTCTGGACTGGAACATCCCTTGCAGTTTTCCTCTGCTGGACATGGTGGACGATGTGGAGGCGTATGTGTATGCCTGCCTCATCCACAAGAAGTGCGCCATCTGCGGTGCGCCTGCGGAATTGCATCACCATGACCGCATCGGAGCGGGGCGCAACCGAGACGAGATCGACCAGGAGGGTATGCTGGCACAGCCTTTGTGCAGAGAGCACCACAGCGAAGCCCACAATATTGGGCAACAGACATTCGATGGGAAGTACCACATCGTACCTGTACCCATCGACAAGACATTGATGAAGATACACAACCTGCGTGGCAAGCGCAAGCGTGTAGATTAGGAGGGAAGATACATGACTTACAAATTAGGCAGCCTGTTCGATGGCTCTGGCGGTTTTCCTCTGGCTGGCAGCCTGTGCGGGATCGAGCCTGCATGGGCAAGCGAGGTGGAACCGTATCCCATCGCGGTCACCAGAAGCCGATTTCCCAATATGAAGCATCTGGGCGACATCAGCAAAATCAACGGTGCAGAGGTCGAGCCTGTCGACATCATCACCTTTGGCTCTCCGTGCCAAGACCTTTCTGTGGCTGGCAAGCGTGCCGGTCTCAAGCATGAGGCAAACGGAGATGAGGAAACCACACGAAGCGGTCTGTTTATGGAGGCAGTCCGCATCATCAGAGAAATGAAGGAGGCAACACATGGTAGATTTCCGTCTTACGCTCTTTGGGAAAACGTGCCCGGAGCATTCTCAAGCAATGGAGGAGAAGACTTCCGCATCGTCCTCGAAGAACTTATCAAAATCGTCGAACCGTCCGCCGTTATGCCTGCGGTTCCAAAAAACGGATGGCCCTATGCCGACAGTTACTGCGGAGACGGATGGAGCCTTGCGTACCGAGTTTTTGATGCTCAATACTGGGGAGTCCCCCAGCGTCGCCGTCGAATCCACCTTGTCCTCGATCTTAGAGGCGAACGCGCCCAAGAAGTACTATTTGAGCGCAAAGGCGTGCGAGGGTATTTTGCGGAGGGCAGAACGCCGTGGCAAGCAGCTGCCTCCCATGCTGAAAACGGCACTGGAGCAGATGATCGAGAGGGAGCAGTCCCTGTAACACTTGAACCCGGCATCGCAGCGAGAGAGGGCGGCCACATCTACGAGGGCGTGAGCGGAACGCTGAGAGCCGAGGCTGGCGACAACCGCATGGCGGTGGCACACATGGTTCTGGATGACCAGGGCGGTTCCTCCATCAATGTCCGCACCGATGGCAAAGCTCCCACGCTGAGAGCAGAAACCCACGGCAATCTGCCTTGCGTTATGGAGTCCGCTGGCTTCTGCCCCGAACAGAGTGCCAAGACCAGAGGCATCGGCTATGAGGATGAGGTAGCACCTACTCTGAGAGCCGGAGTCACGCCTGGTATTTGTGTTAAGACCTACGATGCCAGAGGCAATGGAGACGGCGATACCGTAAGCACCCTTACTGGTGACCATGAGAACCGCATCACCGACTACACCTCTGTGGTGGTCGAGAAGCAGCCCGTCTACTGTCTGCAGGGCAACGGCATCGACCGAGCCGACACCGCTGGCTGTAACGGCAAGGGCTGGAAAGAGGATGTCGGCTATACGCTGAACACCATTGATCGTCCGGCTGTGGCGTATGGCGTTGAAACCTTCCATTGCAACACCGAGGAGGAAAAGGTTCCTACCCTCAAGGCGAGGGACTGGAAAGACCCCCATGTAGTGGTCTTCCCGGAGATCACCGTCCGCTACATTGTCCGCCGACTGACTCCTACCGAGTGTGCAAGACTCCAGGGATTTGCAGATCGATGGGGCGACATCGACCCTAAGACCGAGTTTTCCGATGCGGAATACAGATTCTGGCTGGAAGTCAGAAACACCCATGCGACGGTCATCGGTGGCAGAGAGGCCAAGGAGTACACCAAGGAGCAGATGCTCAAGTGGTACAACGGCCTCCAGACCGACAGCTCTGAGTACAAGCTCTGGGGTAACGGAATTGCGCTTCCCCCTGCACTCTATTGCCTCCAGGGCATTGCGGATGCTTTGGAGGCCGAGAAGACAACCGAGTGCCACAAGCGAGATGAGCTTGGTCGATTTGCTTTCAAGGACGAGCCTGTGCTGTGCAACGGATACCCTGTCGTTTACGATCCCGAGCATCCGAGAGCAAAGAGCAACGGATATGTCAGAGAGCATATTCTGGTGGCTGAACAAATGCTCGGAAGACCTTTGAAAGATGGCGAGGTAATCCACCACATCAACGAAGACAAGACCGACAACAGACCAGAGAATATCATGGTTTTCGACAGCCAGTCCGACCACATGAAGCACCATTGGGAACTGCGGCACGCACAGAAAGAGGTCGAGACTCCTGTGGAAGAGCCTGTGGTGGAAGAGCCTACTCCTGCGGTCGATCCCGAGAAGGAGCAGATGCGCAATATGCTGCTCGATGTGGCGAAGGTCTTCGGCGAGATGGCACAGCACATTCTGGAGGTGTGCAAGTAGTGAACATCGAGAGGTTCATCCCAGAGGGTAAGGCAAATGCCATCTCTCGTGAAGTGCTTGCGACCCGTCTGGGTCTTACCGACAGGCAGACTCGCAAGCTGATCGAGGAGGCAAGAGACCGGGGCGAACTGATCGTGAACGATGGGGATGGCGAGGGTTACTACCTCGCCTCCGACATCGGACAGATCGAACGCCAATATCGAAAGGACAGAGCCAGAGCGCTGTCTGTCCTCAAACGATTGAAGACCATGCGCAGGATGCTGCGCGACGCTGGAAAGGAAGTGTAACCAATGAGAATTAAATTAGACCAGGGCGCTGTCATGCCCAGCAGGGCGCACAAACACGACGCCGGCCTGGACCTGTACGCTGCCGAGACCGCCTACATCGCTCCCCATACCTGGGTGACGGTGTCCACCGGCGTGCACGCCGAAATCCCCAAGGGCTTCGTGGGTCTGCTGACCTCTAAGTCCGGTCTGATGGCCAAGCATGGTATCACCTGCCGCGGCACCATCGACGCCGGCTATACCGGCACCATCAAGGCTGTGCTGTTCAACCATTCTGACCGCGTGTTCAAGGTCGCCCAGGGTGACAAAGTCACCCAGCTGGTGATCCTGCCTATCATCACTCCTGAGATCGAGCTGGTGGAGGAGCTGGAGCATACCGAGCGCGGGTCGCATGGGTTCGGTTCGACCGGGGTGTAGCATGAAGACGCCGGCTGAGCAGGCGGAGGCCTTTGCCCGGAAGAGGCGCAAGTATTACATGACTCAGTACCGAGAGAAGCACCGCGAGGAGATCCGAGCGAAACAGAAGGCCTACTACAGGCGCAAAACCGAGGAGGAGAAACATGGCGAGAGGCAAGGACGGAACAACGAAGATGGGTGATTTCACCTGCCCTGACTGCGGCAAGACCTACTTGCTGCCGGTGAACGCGAACAGACGGCGCTGTGTGGCCTGCGCCAGCGCAAGAAACCGCAAGGCCAGGAGAGAGCATTACCGAAGACTGATGGCGGAGCAGGCGCTCATCAATGCGGCTGTCAAGGCCGAGGTGCAGAAGGAGCGGGAAGTAAGGGATCTTGGCCTGCACCAGTGCAGAAAGTGCCACTGGTGGCGTGGAGGTTCCGGCGGCGACGTGTGCTGCCACTACTATCTGCTCCACGGCATTGGGCACCGGCGCGACCCCGGCAACGGTCCGGGAGACTGCCGCAGCTTTGAGCCCAAGCGCAAGCGAAGCAAGCAGGAAGTCGCAGACGAGAACCGCCGGCTGCTGGAGATCATCGAGGCCGACTATAACGGCCAGAAAGCGCAGAAGGGGGAGAAGTAATGGCTGATGTCAAGTGGATCAAGATCACCACGGATATCTTTGACGATGAGAAGATCCTGCTGATCGAAAGCCTTCCTGATGCATACGCCATTATTACAGTATGGTTTAAGCTGCTGTGCCTGGCAGGAAAGCAGAATAACAGCGGTGTCTTTATGATGGGGCGTGTTGCCTACACAGATAAGATGCTGGCTACCATCTTCCGCATGAAGGAAGCAACCGTAACGATGGCCCTTCAGACATTTGAGCAGTTCGGAATGGTTGAGATTATTGACGGTGTTATCACGATCCCTAATTGGGGAAAGCACCAGAACCTCGACCAGATGGAGAACCGCAAGGAGTTCATGCGCAACTACATGAAGGAATACAGGGCAAAGCAGAAGGCGCTGACGGCTGGTAAACCTGACTGTAAACCTAACAGTAAACCTAATGTTAGACAGGCAGAAGAAGATAAAGAAGAAGAAAAAGAAGTAGAAGAAGAGAAAGAGAGTAAGGGACGCGCAAAGCGCTTCACCCCACCCTCCCTGGAAGAGGTTGAGGCCTATTGCCGGGAACGTGGGAACAGCGTAGATCCTGAACGCTTTCTCGACTACTACACCAGCAACGGCTGGAAGGTGGGCAAGAACACCATGAAGGACTGGAAGGCTGCTGTCCGTACATGGGAGAAATCAGGCAAGCAGACAGGACGGAAGGACAACGGCTTCCAGACATCCAACCCGTTCCTGGAGATGCTGCAGGAGGAGAGAGGACTATGACGAGAGAAGAGACCCTGGCCATTATGGGCGTGCTGAAGGCGGCGTATCCCAACTACTACCGGGATATGAACCGCAAGGACGCCGAGGCTGTGGTGGATCTGTGGAGTGCGATGTTCTCTGATGAACCGGCACAGCTGGTGGCGATGGCGGTCAAGGCACATATCGCCAGTGATGTGAAGGGATTCCCTCCCCACATCGGAGCCATCAAGGAGGCCATCGTCAAGCTGCAGGCACCCAACATCATGACAGAGCTGGAGGCCTGGTCTCTGGTGAGCAAGGCTACCAGGAACGCATCGTACTGCGCTGAGGAGGAGTTCTACAAGCTCCCTCCCATGCTGCAGCGGCTGGTAGGCGGGCCGAGTCAGCTGAGAGCCTGGGCGCTGATGGATGAGGACACCGTGCAGAGCGTGGTGGCGAGCAACTTCAAGCGATCCTACAAGGCCATCGTGGCAAAAGAGAAGGAACAGCTGGCGCTGCCGGCTGATGTCCGCGAAGGTATGCAAGCATTGGCGGCTGGAATGACCATGCCGCTGCTGAATGAATAGAAAGTGAGGAACAAACAACATGAGCATCAACACTGCAATCATCCAGGGCCGACTGGTGGCCGACGTCGAGCTGCGATCCACTCCCGGTGGTAAGATGGTGGCCAACTTTACCCTGGCCTGCAACCGGAGAGGCGCTGACTCCGACACCGACTTCATCGACTGTGTGGCCTGGGAGAAGACCGCCGAGTTCATCGCCAAGCACTTCCGCAAGGGCGTCATGATGGCTATCGTGGGCCACATCCAGACCCGCAGCTTTGAGGACAAGCAGGGCAACAAGCGCAAGGCCACCGAGGTCCGAGTGAATGAGGCACACTTCTGTGAGCCTAAGCGCGACGACACCCAGAGCATGAGCCACGGCGGCTATACCGGTGGCTTCAGACCTGTACTGGATGCCAGTGACGAAGGCCTGCCTTTCTGATGCGGGCGGCATATAAAGGGGAGGGGAGATCCTCCCCCAGAAAATACGGCAACAAGAAGATCACAGTGGGTGGCATCACCTTTGACAGCAGGCGGGAGGCAAAGCGGTACCAGGAGCTGTACTTTCTCCAAAAGGCGGGGAAGATCTCCGATCTGGAGCTGCAGAAGCGGTTTGAACTGGTCCCGGCCCAGTATGAGACCTTTGAACGGTATGGCAAGAAGGGTCAGCGGCTGAAGGATGGCCAACGATGCGCGGAGAAGGCCGTGTTCTATGTGGCAGACTTCTGCTATGTCCAGGACGGCCAGAAGGTGGTGGAGGACACCAAGGGTGTGCGCACCAAGGATTATGTCATCAAGCGCAAGCTCATGCGCTGGGTGCATGGGATCAGTGTGAGGGAGGTATAACATGGCGATGAAACTGACAACCGAGAACGTCAACATCCTGGAGACCCAAATGCTTGATGAGCTTTCGTACTGGGAGGAACAGGGCGAAGGCGCTGAAAAGACGCTTGTGTATATCGCCGGCATCCACGATATGGCGAATGCTGTGCGCAGGACGATCAGAGAGCTGGGAGGGTGCTGATGACGGATAACGACCTGATCAGAGAAGCCTTTGATATGGCGAAAAGCAATCTGGCACCGATCCGATGCAAGGACTGCTACTACTGGATGAAGGCCAAGGTGACTCGCAGCGGCAACCTTGTATGCCCGGCAAGCGGCATGGAAATCACGGCCAACGACTATTGCAGCAAAGCGGAGAAGAGAAGGTGTAAGTATGACAGGTGATCTGATTTCCCGGAGTGCGATGTTGGATGCTTTTGGAAGAATCGCTTCTTACAAC